CGCTGTCGGCGGACGAATACAAATTCGTTGACGCCTACTGCGCCTGCCGGGATGTGGCGAAGGCTGCCGTCGAGGCTGGATTCCCGTCCAAGGCTGGCGCCGGCCTCTACCGCCGCAAGGCTGTGCATGAAGAGATCACCAGGCGCATGGAGAACATCACGTCCGAAGTGAACCTCCAGATCGTCAAAAAGCGGCTTATCAATGTCGAGATGCTGGACGCCAACCTCAAGCAGGTAATCACCATCCCCCGCAAGACGCTGATGGAAACGCCGTCGCTGGCTACGCCCAAGGTCAACGCCATCGAGATGGGTTACAAGAGAGTGGGCTTATTGCTAGATAACAACTTCGTGCCCGACGCCAGCAGCGGCCCGACCAAGGATGAGGCACCGCGCATCTACCGCCCGGCCGAGCAGACCATCATCACGCACCAGATCACCGAGACTCGGCAGGTGGTGACCAACCGCGCGCCGCAGTCCACCGTGCAGGAGCGCATCCGGCAGGGCTTCCAGCCGCCGACAGGCTACGCCCCCACGCCAACGCCCGAGCCGACAGCCTTTGAACCTGATGAAGACCCTTGGAAGGACTTCTAACCGATGGGCCTGATCCTTCTTGAAGATCGCGGCCTCCTGCCGCTCCCTGCCAATGTTACGGAGGTCAGTGGGTGGGCTCCAAACAGTTCCCCGCAACTCACAGCCATCGAAAGCCGCGCGCAGTTTGTGCTGTATGGTGGAGCATCAGGCGGCGGCAAAATGTTAGACATGGACACTCCCATACCCACCCCAAACGGCTGGACCACCATGCGCGATCTGCGCGTGGGCGACACTATTTTCGATGACACTGGCGCGCAGTGCAAAGTCACACACGTCTTCGACCCAGTTATAGGCGACTCGTATTGCATCACCTTTGACGACGGCTCGAAAATCGTCTCGGATGCACAGCACCCATGGTATACGATGACAGGACGCGAACGCAGCGAGGCCGCTCGATTAACCCCGGAGTGGCGCGCAAAGCGCAGGGCAAAGAGACCTAGCCGGGCCATCGCAGACCCTAAGAAGCCATGGGTCCAGACTTCGGTTTCAGAGGTAAATCGTAACCGGGTTTATAACTACAAGGATGCGCCAACTGGAGGCATTCGGACGACCGCAGAAATCCGCGATACGCTGATAGGAATCAGGAGAGAGAACAACCATTCCATCGCAGTTGCTGGCCCATTGCGATATGAGGAAAAATCTCTTCCGATCCATCCATACGTCTTTGGTTGCTGGCTTGGAGACGGAACTTCGGCTGGAGGAGGTTACACCTGTAACGATCCCGAGATTATCGGAAGACTGCGCCGTTGCGCTGTTCCCGAGATTTACATCGCCCCTGGACATTGCAAATGCGGGTGTGGAAGCGAAACATCCATTTCCCCGCGAGACAATGGAAGCAGAGGGCACAGGAAAGGCCAGCATGTTCCGTATCTTGCGGGCCACGGGAACAGGTCAACTAAAAATCGTGCGGTTTATAAGGTAAAAAAGTCCGAATCCGACCCTTTGCACTACCAGATTCATGGGATCAGCCATCTACTTCTCTTTATGGGCACACTCAACAATAAACACATCCCACGCCAGTATCTTGAGGCATCCATCGAGCAGCGCATGGAGTTGCTGCGGGGTTTGATGGACACTGATGGGATGGCTGGCGCGGACGGAACCTGCATATTCACCAGCACAAACAAAGATCTGGCGCACGGAGCATTTGAGTTAGCTCTCAGTCTTGGAATCAAGGCAACGCTCCGGCCAGGAGTGGCAAAACTAAAAGGCCGCATTGTCAGTGACAAATACGATGTAGCGTTCATAACTGCGCAATCCGTTTTTCATCTAAGCCGCAAGGCTCAACGCCAGAAACCCAAGGTACGCGATACTGTGACGAGACGATATGTTGTCTCGGTCGAGAAGGTGTTAGACCGCCCAATGCGCTGCATCTCTGTTGACGCTCCTTCGCGGCTCTATCTTTGCGGACGGCAGATGATCCCCACTCACAACAGCAATTGGCTGGTGGCGGACTCCGCCCAAGAGTACGATAACCCCCGGTTCCGCGGCATTCTGCTCCGCAAGTCCTTCACCGAAATGACCAACATCATGGACGAGATGGAGCGCATCTACTCGCCCTTGGGCGGCCGGAAGTCCGAAGGCGGCAAGCTCTGGAAGTTCCCCTCCGGCGCCATGATGCGCCTGGGGTACATGGCCAGCGACAAGCACGTTGAACTCTACACCGGAAAACCTATCTCCTGGCTGGGCATTGATGAGGCGCAGTTTCAGACGGAGGAGCGCGTCCGCTCCTTGCTGCCATGGGTGTCTACCCCGACAGAGTACGGTCTCAGAGATCGCGTGAGGCTCACCGCGAACCCCTCGACGCCCTGGCTGCGGCATGTGTTCCTGAATAGTGAATGCCCAGTCTGCCATCCTGAGCGGTGCGTGAAGCCTGCGGCGGTCTACGCTGGCGCCACATGGAAGAAAGACTTGATGCCCGTCATGATGACGACGGCCTTCATTCCAGCGCTACTCAAAGACAATCCAGCCTACGATGAGCGCAAGCTCGCCATGCTGATGTCGCAGACAGCCGACATTCAAAAGAAGCTGATCGCCGGCTGCTGGTGCCATACAGAGGGAGCATTCTTCCCGTTCCTCAACGAGAGTTACATCCTGCCTTACTCTGAGTGCCGTGAAGAATGGTGGCATCTGCACCTGATTGTCATGGATTACGGCATGTCTGGATCGGCGGCGGCGACGGGCCTTTACTTTCTGAATGAAGCCAATCGCATGTTCAAGATCGGCGAGGACATCGAACGGAAGATGTACTCCAGCGATTACGCGCCCCATATCGCCAAAAAGTTCCTTGAGCGTGAGATCGGCGGCAAGCGGACGCGCATCATCACCGGATACTGCGACCCGGCCATGGATGCCCACACCGGCACCGGCAAGAGCAACCGAGAAATCATCCAAGAGGTCTTCGACCAGTACGGGCTAACTCTCATGAGCGCGGCCAAGGATAGCATCGGCAATGCTCAGTCTCTCGCTGGAAGGCTCACGCGCGGGGAATTTGTTTACACCGACCTTACCCCGAACAGCTTTGAGGCCGCCGTTAGCCGCAAGCATGACCCAGACCGCCCTGGGGCCATCCTCAAGATCAAGGGAGACGAGTTAGACGATTGCATCGACTGCGACCTCTATACCAACACATGGCTAACTGGCGACCGCAAGCCCGATGAGATCGTCACCGAAGAGAAGATACAGGCACTCATTGCGGCTGGCGTGGATCAGCGGTCTATCATGGTCACCCGGCACCGGATGGAGCGGGAGAACGAGAAGAAGGGCGCGCCCATTACGATGGGCAGGCCGTCGCTGAATCGAGCACAGATACATCGTTGAAGTTCATGCTTTCTCTACCTCTAACTGCGGCCATCCGTGAGAGCGCAGAGTTACCCAGATCGGAACCAGACCTTGATCTTTGAACCTGCCAGGACGCCGGTACTCTCGGCCAAACTCTTCTTTCCATAGATCGAAGTTCTCGCGCATCGGGAATACGCCGCAGGGGAAAAGCTCCATACAGCGCAGCGCTAACTGGTCTTCGCTGCCTACGATGTCCCAGCGCAGTTTGTGGTCATCCCTCTGGCCAAGAATCCGCAGATACGCCCACCACCCCATATAAGCAAAGCCGAACAGACCTGGCTGGTAGAAGGTCCAGAGATAGGCCGCCCGGCGCACTGGCGTTTCCACGGTCTCAACTTGGCGAAGATGCTCGCGTTGCCTCTTGATGCGCTCGGCTTTGAGTTGGGCGTAGGTGACGAACTCCAGACGGCCGCCGTAGTTTGTGGCGTACTTAACGCCGCGCGGGAGGAAACTGCCAGTCTTTCTGACCCGCTCGATCATGTTCAATCCGTCGTCTACTACCGCGCTGGCTTTCACTTCTTCTGCTCCGGCCACGTGCAAACCATGGCCTCGGTGGTCAACAGTAGGGCTGCAACGTTGGCAGCATTCTGGAGAGCGCAGCGGCAGACCTTGCTGCTCATACTAACCTCGCGTATTCTCCGTGCAATTCAAGCGCGGCGGGAACATAAAGTTCCTCATATGCGGCCTTTGCGGTAAGCCGATAGCCTAAGTTCTTCCGCTTGCCGTGGACCCGAATCCCGGCGGCGTACATCTGTAGTCGTTTATAGAAAGAAACACCTTTGTACCCACTTGTGTTGTTTTTGAACTTGCGGCGATTGCACGCACTCTGGTGTTGATCGACGATGCGCAAATTCTCGCGTCGGTTGTCTAGGGTGTCCGCTGGACGAATGTGATCCCCCTCGCGCGGATCTCCGTAGTGTAGGCCAAGAATTAACCTATGCATCCTTAATCTCGTTCTGCGACCGTTCGGAAGGACGATGTTACTGATCGCATAAACGATTCCCTTAGAATCCTTGCAGGCAGACCACGAGAACGTCATAAGCCATTCGTAGTTATCTGCGTCAACGATAGCCACAAGGTTGTGTGTGAGTGGAATGTAGCGATAGGATGTATAAAGCGGCTGGACGACCGACATCCTCGGTTGGGGTTTACCTGCCATGATCTCACCTCGAATGAGATTGTGCGCACTGGCCGCGCACAACCCCATTCTATCACTATTTCTTGTCTGGAAACGAGGCAACCATAGCCTGCGTTGTAAGTAACAGCGCACTGACTGAGGCCGCATTTTGTAAGCTACACCGAACGACACGCGCCGGGTCGATAACTCCAGTCTCCACCAAATTCTCAAATCTATCGGTGGCAGCGTTCCACCCAGCCTGGCTGTCCTCCAAAGGTTTAGAGGTATCGGATTGCCGACACCAGTAAGATATTGACCACCATCTGGCGCGTCTCCTATCCACTTTGCCGCGGTTCACGTTCACGATGAAGTCAGTCTCTTCCTGGCTCATTCCGGCATTGGCGGCGATCTGGCGCGTGGGAGATTCAAGCGCAGCAAGCACGATCTGAGCACCGAGCTTCTCGTCGCCTGCCAGCATATCGATCTGAGCCTGTAGCGCGTCAGTGCATAGGAGCAGCGCCTTACCGCCGCCAGGGACGATGCCTTCCATGACAGCCGAGCGCGTGGCGCAAACAGCGTCGTCCACTCTGTCCTTGCGCTCCCGCATCTCCCCTTCTGTGACAGCCCCCACCTTGATAACTGCCACCCCGGACGCCAGCCGCGCCAGCCTCTGCTTGAGCCGCTCCCGGTCAAGGTCGTTCTCGGTCGAGTCAATCAGCGATCGCAGGAGCGTCATGCGGCTGTTCTTGCCTTCCTCGTCGCCATACCCCCCGGCAATGGTGGTGAAGCTCTGCCCCACCGTGACGCGCACGGCCCGCCCAAGGTCGTCCATGGTCACCGTAGACAGCGGCCTGCCGCAGTCCTCTGTGAAAGCGTAGGCGCCTGTCACGAGAGCCATGTCCTCCAGCATCGCCCGGCGCAGATCCCCGAAGGCTGGAGCCTTCACCGCAACCGACCGCAACACCCCAAGTTGGTTGTTGTGGATCAGCGAGATCACAAACGGTTGGTCGAAGTCTCCAGCGATGATGAGTACCGGCCTGCCGGACTGCCCCACTTGGGCCAGCACCGTGTCCAGTTCCGGCGTCATAGTGAACAGCTTGCGCTCGGTGAGCAGGATGTAGGGCTCATTGAGAACCGCTTCCAGGCGCTCGGGGTCCGTGATGAAGGGGTAAGCCAGCCAGCCGCGGTCGATCTGCATCCCCTCGACCACCTGCAGCGTGGTCTCCGCGTCCGTGGATTCCCCGATGGTGATAACGCCATCCCGGCCGACACGCTTCATGGCGTCGGCTATCAGCTCGCCGATGGAGCGGTCGCCGTTCGAGGAGATGGTGCCCACACGCACGATGGTTTCATCGTCCTGCACCGGCTGGGCAATGCTCTTGATGTGGTCTGTGACGACCGTCACAGCAGCGTCGATGCCGCGCTTGAGGGCTACTGGGTTCGCGCCGGACGCAAGGCAATCCAGACCTTTCTGGTAGATCACCTGGGCCAGCAGCGTGGCCGTGGTGGTGCCGTCACCCGCTTGGTCGCTTGTTTTGCTGGCGGCCTCGCGGATGAGGTTGGCGCCGGCGTTCTCGTAGGGGTCGGCCAGGTCGCGGACTTCCTTCGCCACAGTCACGCCGTCCTTGGTAACGACTGGCGGCCACATGGGATTGCGTTCAAGGATGACGTTGCGGCCCTTGGGCCCCAGTGTGCAGGTGACCGCATCGGCCAGCGTGTTGACGCCGCGCAGGATCGCCTGCCGGATTTCATCGCCCTTCATGATCTTTCTGCTCAATTTATTACCTCCGGTGGTCCTTCGATTAAATCCCACTCCCAATGGCAGTTGAAAGCTGATCTTGATCCTTCGGGGTCGCACTTGTAGATTCTGGTCCAGATTGTTCCATCGTCACATAGGGCCAGAAACTCGCCCTCGTACTCCGCCGTGGCCGGCGTCACCATAAGTTGAATGACTTTCCGTTTCAACCCTCTACCTCCACGAGCTTCCCGTCCAACTCTTCGAGCCGGAGCAATAAGTGTTTGACTCCCATGTGCATCACGTCGCGGCCGGCGTAGCGGGGGAACTGCACGCGGTCGCCGACTGCAACTCCAGATCCAAGAGCGAGACATCTCTCACCATTAACGTCGAGATATTCCTCGTATTTTGCCTTCGGATTCTTGGCTGCCCTTGGCCCCGCCGCCACCACAATCCCCTCGGTGGGCTTCTCTTGCTCGCTCTGGGGCTTTGCCAGGCCCGTGGTCTTCGCTGGTGTTGCGTCGGGCAGCACCAGAACGCGGTCGCCGAATGGCTCGAATTGTCTCACGGTTCAATCTCCTATCGCGGCGCGAAGCCGGATGTTATCGTCAATTTTTAGCCCCTCAGTTTCGATCGGTAATAGCTTCTCGGCCTTGAATTGGCGTATCCACAGTAAAGCGGATTCGTGCGACGGGAACTCCCGGCTGTCTAATCGTTCCCAATGGGTCCATCCCGAAGAGTACATAAAGATTGAAAATTCGATAAACCACTTCATCCCATGTTCTCCTTCATCCCCGATATGCGCAGAATCGTAAACGAGTTAGGCCCGTTGGTAATGGCTCCGCACCTGTCGCCCGTCATTCGCTCCAGCATTTTGGCGACTTCCAGAGCAAAGCGCCTGTCGTAGATGGGTGACTTCCGGAGGTCCGCTGATACAAAGTTTGGCAACCCCTTCATCTGGCACTCCTCAGTGCTTGCGCGACTTCCTCAATCGGAATCCTCTTCAAGACAGAGATACGCCCGCTACGGAGCCAAACTTCTGTACCAGCGCCGTCATCGGTGCGCTGAATTTGGTCGATTGCGTCCAGCGGAATAACAGCTTCCAACTTGCCGTTTTCGAGTGAAACTTCAAACGTATTCATTTGCTTTTGTTCCTCCACAGGCAGTTATACCCAACGAACTCACACTCAACCGACCCCGTCTCGCCGTCGCGTTGCTTCGCAATGAAAATCTCAGCTTTGTATTTCAGGGACTCGTCATCCCGATTGTAGTACCCAGGCCGGTGCAGGAACGCCACATTGTCGGCGTGCTGCTCGATCTTTCCGGACTCCGCGAGGTCCGCCAGCGTTGGCCTGGAGTCCTGATTCTTGATTGCGCCGCGCCCGACCTGGTGGTAAAGCACCAGCGGCACCTGGAGGTCCACGGCAATACCCTTGAGCGCAGACACCTTCTCCCCGATAACCTCGTCGCCGCGCATCCCCTTCTGGTAGATGCCCTCAGCGGATACACGGGATAGCTGGTCAACGAGGATCACATCCAACTCCCCCGACCGCTTCAACCGTGCAGCCTTGGCGCGAATGCTGGCCACGCTCATGCTGCTGCGCTGGTCCCAGAAGATAGGAAGCTTGCGAAACTCCTGCTCGGCGTCTTGAATGTATTGCTTTTCAACCCAGTCCATCTGGCCGCGCTGGTAACTCTTGAACGATACTCCACTCCGGCCGCACAGCATCCGTCCGATGAACGAGTGTTTGCTCTGCTCGTTGATGAATGCGGCCACGCACTTGCCGCCAACAGCCATCTTCCACGTGATGGTTCCGCAGTGCGCCGTTTTGCCCATTGAGGTCCGAGCGGCAATGATGGTCAGTTCCTCGGGATGCAGCCCGAATGTCATCTGATCGTAGTCGTCGATGCCTGTGAATATGCCGGGCTTGCGCTCCTCGAAAACATCGTTCTTGCTCAACCATTGCCCGACGGATTCAAGGTCTGACCCCTGCATCCCCGACGATTCAATGTCGGAGAGGTTCTGCATGGTGACGCTGAGCAGCTCAAGGGCCGACTCGCCCTGGTCGGCGGCGCGGGCAATGGCCATCGAACAGATGCCCATCAGCCTGCGCAGCAGGCTCTTGTCCTTGACGATCCGGATGTACTCGCCGATCACCGGGCGGCGTGGTAGACCTTCAGTGAGGCTGGCGAGGTAGGCCACGCCCCCGACGGATTCAATCTCCTTCCGCTGGTTCAGCTCGTTCGCCAGCGTCACGATGTCAACGGAACGCCTGGTCCGCATCAGGTCGGCCATGCGCAGGAAGATGCGGCGGTGGCTATCGAGCGAGAAATCGTCGCTCTGTATCTTCTCCGCGGCCTCCTCAAAGGCGGCGTTATCTAACAACACCGCCCCAAGGATGGTGACCTCGGCGTCTATGTTCGCCGGGAGTCCTGCGTCGAGTCTGAGGTCTGGAACGGTCATTGCTTACCAGGATACTTCGGTTGCGGGCTTCGGCGCGGGCGTGTTCTTCTTGCCTTTGCCGCGCGTGTCCGTGGTCTTCTGCTTGTCCAGCGCTTCCTTGAGCGTAGCCGGGAACTGCTCGGGCACACCCAGGGACTCCCGCACGCCGTCCTCGAAGTCTGCCGGCAGTGCTGTTGCGTCGGCGCCTACCTCCTCGGTGACTGGCGCTGCGCTTTCCGCTGTCGGCTGCTCGGTCGGCCTGCCGGGCTTGAAGAACTCGTCGATATTCTCGGCTGACTGCTCTGCTGACGCCTCGGCCACGGCTGGCGGGATGACGACAACTTCGCCGTCCAGCGGCAGGTCCATCTGGCGCTCGGATTCCGTCATGGGCCTGGTTTTGGCGACCTTGCCGTCAGGGTCGAGGTAGGTCACTTC